ATGCAAGAAAATATCGGGCCAGAAAACAAAGAGACGACAAAGCTGCAATATAATGCGGCTCATGAGCGTTTACAGGCTGTTTATCGTCTGCAACGGCGCTACCGGATTGCCGGACAGGACATGGCTTTTCTGTTGGGGTTACAACCGGACATTTACCTCAGACGGTTGAAAAAGGCAGGGCTGGATAGCAATGCAAATAGCTTGCCCCAACTCGATATCGAAGACCTGCTGATTAAAATTAATTTGGAGTTGCAAAACTTCTCTAAAGCCCACGGCCTGCCGGAAAAGAGTGCGGTTGAAGCTTTGGCATCATTGGCAAAAGCGGTGAAGAGTATCAGCGAATTGTCTAAGGAAACGCGGGCAGAACAGGCCGGAAACCAGCCTGAACAAGGCAATGAGACAGGCGGTGTGAAGCCGGAGGATGTACGTGAAGCCCTCAGCATCATCAGCGCCAGAATTACCGAACTCCGAACTGCTTGAACTGCTGACCAATGCGGGAGTTGATGCACAGACCATTGTTGCAACCAGTCAGGAATGGCTGTTTCAGGGGCGGTTGGCGCAGCTTCCGGTTTTTCCGCGCAATGACTGGCGCAGCTGGGTGATTATGGGTGGACGAGGCTCCGGCAAAACCCGTGCCGGTGCCGAGTGGATCAGCGGTATGGCGCAGGGTTTTGCGCCTTTCAGCGATAGAGCTTGCGGTAATATTGCTTTGGTGGGGGAGACGCTTGCCGATGTGCGTGAGGTGATGGTTGAGGGGCCTTCGGGTATTCTCTCCGTATCACGGTTGCAAAGGCCGAGGCTGGAAAGCACACGGCGCAGACTGGTCTGGGAGAGCGGGGCAGTAGCTTCCTTCTATTCATCAGAAGATCCGGACAGTTTACGCGGGCCGCAATTTTCTGCTGCATGGTGCGATGAACTGGCGAAATGGAAAAATCCGCAACAGACATGGGATATGCTGCAATTCGGCCTGCGTCTCGGGGAGTTCCCACGTCAGGTGGTAACGACTACGCCGAAAATGCAGGCTCTGCTGCGCGATCTGTTGAGTGATCCGGCAACGATCATGACACATATGCGTACCGATGAAAATGCCGCGCATCTGGCACCGGCCTTTCTGTTAGCCATGCAGCAGCGTTATGCTGGCACGGCTTTGGGGCGGCAGGAGCTGGACGGGGTGCTGATCGCAGATCGTGAGGACGCGCTGTGGTCGCGGGAGCAGTTGGAGGCACTTTATGATCCGCAAGTGCCGGAATTGCAGCGCATTATTATTGCAGTTGATCCGCCTGCAACGTCCACCAAAAATTCGGATGCCTGCGGGATTATTGTGGCGGGTCTGGATGTGCATGATCAAGCATGGGTGCTTGAAGATGCTACCGTGCAAGGTGTGAAGCCCCATCAATGGGCAGCTCAGGTTGTGCAATTCTACCATCGCTATCAGGCTGATCTGGTGGTGGCGGAGGTCAATCAGGGGGGGGATATGGTGATGGCTGTGATCCATGCACAGGATATGTCTGTTGCGGTGAAAGCAGTGCGGGCGCAGCGCGGGAAATTTCTGCGCGCCGAGCCGGTTGCTGCACTCTACGAGCAAGGCCGTATTCACCATGCACACCGTTTTCCGGAACTGGAAGATGAGATGTGTGACTTTGCAGTGAACGGGCTGTCGTCAGGGCGCTCGCCCGACAGAATGGATGCGCTGGTATGGGCGCTGCATACGCTTCTGCTTCAGGACACGCACAAGCCGAGAATCCGGCAGCTTCGATAAATTACATTACAACCTCGTGAGGTGAACATGGCTTGGAAATGGCCGTGGCGGCATCATGCTGCCCAGATGCAAGCGCAGAAAATAGCTGAACCGCCCTCGGTAAAAATGCAGCAGGGTTTTGTCGCGCTGCATATGGATGCGCAGGCACGCTGGACAACCCGCAATTATATGGCGCTGTCACAGCAGGGATTTATGCGTAATCCGATTGTGCATCGTTGCGTGAAAATGATCAGCGATGCCGCAGCCAATGTGCCGTTATTGCTCTATCAGGGTGAGACGGAGCTTGAAGATCATCCGCTTTTGAAGCTGCTGCGCGCACCGCATGAAGGTGCTTGCGGCTCCGGATTTTTCGAGCAGCTTTACGGGTATTTACTGCTATCCGGCAATGCCTATATCGAACGGCTGGATTATGACGGGCAGGCCAAAGAGTTGCATCTTTTGCGCCCTGAGCGGGTGACGATTGAAAGCGACAGCAATGGCTGGCCGCAGGCTTTGCTCTATCGCAATAATACGGCCAGCCGCCGTATTAGCCTGAATGCCGGTTTCGAGACTGGCCTGTCGGCGCGGGCTTTACACCTGCGGCTGTTTCATCCGCTGGATGATCATTATGGTTTTCCGCCTTTGGAAGCGGCATTGATGGCGCTGGATATTCACAATGCTACCGCTGCATGGAACAAGGCGCTGCTTGATAATTCTGCCCGTCCTTCCGGTGCGCTGGTCTATGCACCGAAAGACGGTGGCAATTTGAGCGAAGAGCAGTTTGACCGGCTGAAGACGGAACTGGAAGAGGGGTATACCGGCGCCGGTGGTGCAGGCAGGCCGCTGCTTCTGGAGGGCGGGCTGGACTGGAAGGCGATGGGACTGTCGCCCAAAGACATGGATTTCATCGAGGCCAAGCATGTAGCGAGCCGCGAGATTGCATTGGCTTTTGGTGTGCCGTCCATGTTGCTCGGCATTCCCGGTGATAACACCTATGCCAATTATGCCGAGGCTAACCGTGCTTTCTATCGGCTGACCATTCTGCCGCTCTTGAACCGTACCGCACAGGCGCTGAGCAACTGGCTCTGCCCGCAATATGGTTCCGATCTGCGATTGGAGCATGATCATGACCGGATTGACGGATTGGCGGAAGAGCGCGAGGCGCTGTGGCGACGGATTGGTGCGGCGGATTTCCTGAGCGATGCGGAGAAGCGGCAGGCAGTTGGCTATTCTCTTGAACCGGAGGGGAGCGAGGCATGAACCTGTTCAACCAGACGGGAGAATTAACGCAGGAACAATGGATTTGGCTTGCCAAAATCACCGGTGCCGTCAGCGGTTCTGCCGTCTCACTGGCTTATATGCTGCCAAAGGGCAAACGCGAGGCGGCGATCCGTTTTGCTGTAGGCCTGATTTGCGGCATGATTTTCGGCGGAGCGGCGGGCGTTAAAATCGCAGAGCAGCTGACATTAAGCAACGATCTCGGACAAGCAGAGCTGATGCTAATGGGCTCTGCCGCTGCGAGTTTTGCTGCATGGACAGCACTTGGTTTCTTCAAGCGTTTTACTGACAGGCTGAAAAATCAGGACAGTATGAATTTCCGTAAAAGGAGCGCTGCCGATGACAATTAAAACCGGTCAGGGCTTGCGGTTCAGTGGCTATGCCAGCCTGTTTTCCCTCACGGATTTGAGCGGTGATATTATCGAACGCGGCGCTTTCGCGGCCAGTCTCAAGCGGGGCAGGACAGTACGGATGCTCTGGCAGCATCAGGCAGATAATCCCATCGGCATCTGGACGAAGATCACTGAAGATCAGCGCGGCCTTTATGTGGAAGGGCAACTGGCCGAAGGCGTGGCGCGGGCTGATGAGGCGTGGCGCCTGCTCTCAGAAGGGGCGCTGGATGGGTTGTCGATCGGATTTCGGGCTGTGCGCAGCAAGAAAGCCACGGCCACCGGTCGACGGCATATTCTGGAAGCCGAGCTTTGGGAAATCTCGCTGGTGACATTTCCAATGCTGCCGCAAGCACGCATTACAGCCGTTCAGCATAAACAGCATGATGAAAACAGTACTGCGCGGATTATCCGGCAGGCTGCATTTCAGCTCCATAGCAACAAATAATCTTATCCGGTCGGTTTGCATCGGTTCATTATACTTCAACTGTAAAAAGGACAGGCAATGACGATCAAGCAGATGCACAAAGCGGCTAAGATGCCGGCTCTGGAAATCAAGGCGCTCAGCAACCAGCAGGAAGTCGGGCAGGCTTTCGGTGAATTTATGCAAGCCTTTGAGGGCTTTAAACAAGCCAATGATGAGCGCCTCACACAGATTGAAAAACATGTTGGCGCGGATGTTCTGACTGTCGAAAAAGTCGAGCGTCTTAACCGTGCCATGGATGAGCAGAAAGCGGCGCTGGATCAGTATGTTCTGAAACAGGCACGCCCTGCGCTGGGTGGTGAAGAGCGCTCCAACCACAGCCCTGTGTCTCTGGAACATAAACAGGCTTTTGACCGCTATGCCCGCCGTGGTGATGAACAGGCGCTGCGCGGACTTGAGCAGAAAGCGCATTCCTATGGTTCAGGGCCGGATGGTGGTTATCTTGTGCCGTCCGAACTGGAAACAGCGATCGGCACGCGTTTGGCGGCACTTTCGCCGGTGCGTGGTCTTGCAACCGTGCGTCAGGTTTCTGGTGCGGTTTTAAAAAAACCGTTTTCTATCAGCGGACCGGGCACTGGCTGGGTTGGTGAAGGGGGTGCACGCCCGCAGACCAGCAATGCCAAACTGGCTGAACTGCAATTCCCGACCATGGAGATTTATGCCATGCCTGCGGCAACCGCCAGCTTGCTGGATGATGCGGCGGTGGATGTGGAACAGTGGATTGCTGCCGAGGTTGAAACCGCTTTTGCCGAACAGGAAAGCGCTGCTTTTATCAATGGTGATGGTGTGAACAAACCGCATGGCTTTTTAGCCTATGATACGGTTGATGAAGCGTCATGGGCATGGGGTAAACTTGGTTGTCTGAAGACGGGTGTTGCCGGTGCCTTGCCTGCTTCCAGCCCTTCTGATCTGCTGATTGATCTGGTCTATGCGCTCAAATCCGGCTACCGCCAGAACGCTCATTGGATGATGAACCGTAAAACACAATCGGCACTGCGCAAGCTCAAAGACAGCAATGGTAATTATCTCTGGCAGCCGCCGGCATCGCTTGGTCAGAAGGCTTCCTTCATGGGCTTCGGTCTGGTGGAAGCCGAGGATATGCCGGATATTGCCACCGACAGCATTCCGATTGCCTTTGGTGATTTTGCCCGTGGTTATCTGATTGTTGATCGCATTGGTATCCGTGTGCTGCGCGATCCGTATTCTGCCAAACCATATGTATTGTTCTACACCACCAAACGTGTGGGCGGTGGTGTGCAGGATTTTGATGCGATCAAATTGCTCAAATTTGCAGCTTAAGTTTGCCGAGAGAAGGCGGTTTTGCCTGTTGTTGCAGGGCAACATGAATCATTCTGTCAGAGAGTGATTTTATCACATTGTTTTTATTATAAATTACGGGAGATAGCATGGTTCTCCGTCTTATAACGCCGCCGGTCAGCGAGCCGGTGACGACAGCATTGTTGCGCGATTTTTTACGTTTGCCAGTGGGGCAGGAAGAGGACTTACTGGAGCGCCTGATCCGCACAGCGCGTGAGTTGATTGAAGAACATTGCAATCTGGTGATGCTGCCGCAGTGCTGGCATTTACAGCTCGCCAACTGGCCGCAATCAGGCAGAATTGCACTCTATAAAGCGCCGGTCACTTCCATCGATAAAGTACAGGGTTTTGCTGTCGATGGCAGTGAGGTTTTGTTTAGTGAGGATGATTGGCGTCTGGATACGGAGAGCCGCCCGCAGCGGCTATATTTGCGCAGACCTCCGCATATTACCATTGCCCGAGGACTTGAGATTGAGCTGACTGCCGGTCTGGCGAATGAGCCTTCAGGTCTGCCTGAAACATTGCGCCATGCCTGTGTGATGCTGGCGGCGCATCTCTATGACAATCGTAACTCTGCCGAGGCAGGCGGGCTGATGACCAGTCTG